CTGTGCGCCGCATTCTGGCGTCTATGGCATCTGCAATGGCTTCAATGCCGAGCCATGAACTATCTCGGTCCCAGACATCAATCTGCACGATGCCGTTGCCGCCCACCTTGTCCTTGGTGTCGTTCGGCGTGATGACATTTGCGCCAATCGTAACGAACGGGAACGCCGCCTCGCTTTCGCTATCGGCCTGCTGCGGAACATCGGTAAAGATAGCAACCAGCGGCGAATAGGCAGTCGAAAGCAATGACGTTATGCTGCTGTCGTTCAGCTTGTTATATACGGCCTGATGTAGTGCGGCGGCTTTCATCGTGCAGCCTTTCTCAATGCGTCCTCAATCCAGCCATTAAACTTGGCACGGTTCTCTTCGATGGATGGTATCCATGCGGGGCGTGGGTCCATCTTCACTGTGCCAAGTTCAAGATAGTATGCGTAATCGAGCCGCGATCCGACTTCGATTGTCAGCGGATTGATCTTGCTGGTATAGATAGACGAAACTAGCGTGCCGGTGTCGGTTGCTGGTGCTTCGCCCGGTGCCGATGCTCGATGCTGCTTGCCACGCCTATTGTATATCTCGCCCGTCTTCGGCCCGCGCTGGATTTTGCGCTTCACGTCTGACGTAACAGTCAGGCCCATCTTGTCAATAGCACGGCCAATCTCGCGCTCGGCGTCCTTGCCATACTTGCGCAAGGCATCCGCGACGGCTTGGGTATTCTCAACCTTAACTTGGATTCGATCTCTCACGTTGCCACCCCGCCATCGACATAAATCTCAAGCCACTTGTCTGCGAACTCGATGTTATTGATGAAGCGCACATTGTAATTGCGCGAGCGGATCACAACGCGGTCTTTCTCCTGAATGCTGGACGTATAGCGCACAACCAGCTTCAGCTTGATGTTGGCTTCCATCCTGTCGAAGCGATATTGCTCGGAACCAGACAGCGGCACCACCCACGCGCGCGTTGGTGCGCCTGACACCGTTCCCCAGCTTTGTGATTGCCCGCCCGCGCCGTCGCTTGTCAGCGTGGCCCGCTGGAACGTGATTGGTTCAGATAGCTTTCCGGCATTTATGTCACAGCACTTCACGGCAAGAACTCCTGAATGTTGAAGCTGATCGCCATATCAATGCTTGTGCTTGTGCTTCGCGCCATAAAGCCGATGTCCGTCAATTCGGGGAATGGGCCAAGCGGTGTGCTGAACACCACATTGTGCAGGCCAGCGACTTGAGTAAATTCCTCTACCACCCTCATCCCATCATAAGGTGCTGCGGTTTGCAGAATGTTCTGCCGTTGGAACAAGATCACGTTTGCCTTCTTGTCGGCGTCGGAACTTATATTCATATCAGTGATGATGGCTGATCTATTCTTCGGAATTGAGTAGGCGGCGATTTGCGTCTGCGCACGCGGGAATGTGGTATCGAAGATAGTCGCCCAATCCGTGCCGCCTGCCGCGTTCTCGATGACAATGGCTGCACTATGCGATCCTGCCGACTGACTGGCGTATGTACCGGACTTGGATACATAGGCGCGATACAGCCGGATGAATGTCTGCTGGGTTGGGCTGCTTGCGCTTGCGCCTGCTGTTGCAAGCGTTTCTGTTATTTCATATCCCGCAGCGTTCAGCCCGATCAGCGTGATCTCGCGTGCGCCAGTACCGGCTGCGGTATCGTTTGCGTTACCACCTGATTTAATACGAAGGGCAGTAGCATTTGCTGGCTGTGGCGTCCGATACACGCCACCAATCGAGATTGGCGCATAGCTTGCGCCAACCGCAGCATTGCGTCCGAATTTGTGAATGGAACGAGCGCCAACAACTATGCCGCGCGAAATGTCCTCTGCGGTTGGATACGTCATACCCGCAGCGTCCTATAGCTGTCGAATATGCGAGATGCTCCCGACTTGCCGAACGCATCAGCCGGATTACAATCATCGCCACGATGCGAATACATATACGCGGCAAGCTGTTTGATCGCTCGCTTCTCAGGTGCTGGTACATCATCGCCCGATGCACCGTAGCCAGCGACATAGACGATCTCAATGGCATTATTGGCACGCAAAGCAACCGGCCAAGTCTGCCCGCGCTTAAGCGTAAGCCTGCCGGGAAGGCTTGCCGTATCAACATCGAACACGTTCGCCGTGGTGACGGATGTTGAATTGCTGTCTTCATCATAGATGGTGATGGACGTTACCGACGCCAGAGGATAGCGCGGCAAGTAAAGGCTTTGCGTGCCGGACGAATTGTAGAGTTCGGTGATCGACATTTCGCGCACGCCGTCCCACCACGCCTCTTTGCCACCCGGCCAGCGATCAATCGTCAACTTCCACGACTGGTTGATGAACGCGATGCCAACAGTGTCCTCGATATACTGCCGCGCTTCAATCATGTAAGCGGCAATATCTGCATCGTCTGAATTATGATCGACACGCATGTGCCGCTTCATGTCTGCAAGCGATACAGGCTCACGTTCAGGTCGCGTTACAATGCGCGAACCGCGATGCTGATAAAGTGGAATGGCTGGACGGAGCGACATCAGTTCAACTCGCCTTCGATTGACACGATGATCTGTTCATCATTTGGAAAAGTCTCGATTGAAGCGTCCGAATACGTTACCTCAAATTCGCAAGAATAGATACCCGCCTTTGCGGTGTCTGCTGCCTGCCAGTCGTACTTCACTATGCCGCTTGCAGCAGTGACAATGCTTGCTGCCTCGTCAACAACGACTTCGCTATTGCTCAGGTTCTTCATGTGAAACTGAACGCTTGCGTCAGTCAGATTGATCGCCGTGCCATTGATGTCGGTCAATGTCGCCTCAATCGAAGGGCTGGTGTCGTTTTGCTTCATGGTGAAAGTTGCCATCAGGCCACCCTCCGAGAACTATTGTTGATGGTTAAGCCGTTGCCGCCAGTCGAAACTCTAGCATCATTATTCGCCGCATCCCAATGCGCATATCTCCTGCCACTAAATAAGCCTGTCTGGATGGACGGCTCGTTGCTGGCGATTATGATATTGGCGACTGGTATATTAATAATTTGCGCAAGCGCAATTGTCGGCTGTATTCCAGCAATGTTTGTGTTTGCAGCAGGAGATTGGACGGATACGCCTGTGGCAATTGATGGTTCATATCCATCAATGCCGACATCATTTGCCGGAACAAGCACAGATGCGCCAATGGAAATTGACGGAGCGAATGTCGCCACATCAATATTTGCAGAACCGACAAAGACTGCGGTTGCTATTACAACCGATGGAGCCTCTGGCGTGATGCCAATATCTGCTGCCGGAACAGTTACCAATTTACCTGCATTGACCAAAGGTGCATTGGCTGAAATCGCAATATCGGCAAGAGGAACAGAAACAGAAGCGCCTGCCGATATGGACGGCACACTTGCGGCTGGTGCAATGTCTGCCGATGGAACATTGATTGCCAGTCCAGTTGCAAATGTCGGCGCTTCGCCAGCAATGGAAATATCAATTGCTGGAATTGATATGTTCACGCCTGTTGAGACTGAAGGAGCAACAGAACTGATTGCAATGTTTGCCGCAGGTATCGCGGTTGAAACGCCAGTCGAAATAGCCGGGGCAATAGGCCCGATAACAAGATCAATTGCCGGAACAGATATAAGATCGCCAACACTGATTTGCGGAGCGAGTGAGCCTATGCCAATATCGGCTTCTGGCGAAACAATTGAAACGCCAGCATTGATCTGTGGCGCATTGGCTTCAATCGAGATGTCGTTCGCTGGCACTGAAATAGACGCGCCAATTGATATGCTGGGCGCTTCGCCATCTATCGAAACAGTCGCAGCAGGAATTGAGATTGAGACGCCAGTAGCAATAGATGGAACAACAGCCGCGATTGCAATATCGCCTGCCGGTGCTGCAACAGACGCACCAGTTGAGACAGTTGGAGCAACAGACGCGACAGTAATATTGATCGCTGGAATTTCGATTGTCGCGCCTACAAGGCCGACATCATCCGCAAGCGATGTTTCTGTTAATGGCGAAAAACCGAGCATCTATTACGGCTCCTGCGGCCACACTGGGTTAAACGGATCGGTGGTATTAGCAGGAAGGTCACGCAAGGCTTGGCGATAGTCCAACCAAACCAGCGGGATTTGTAGGCCAAGACCGTCCCTTGCTGCTTGCTCAACTTCTTTTGTGATTCGCCAGTCTGTTTCCGTCAGTTTTGCATCCCGCTCTTCCCGCAAAGACGCCCACGCTTCTTCTTCTGGCATATCGGAAATAGTGGTAACACGCACCACACGGTCGGCTTCGACTACCCAGTCGCTAGTTTTGCTGACGGTCGGTACGGTGCCTGTACTGGTGTCGTTGGTTTCCTCGACCATCGGCACGATCCTGTCGTTGCCATCGACAAACCCAGCGACAGGGGGCGATACCTTTCGTCCATCCTCAAGTATAGCCCATCCCTTGTCAGTTGCATAACGCTGGATGATATGATCGTCTCTGATGTGTGCGAGCATTTTTTACCTCAATAATATATAGGCCCAACAACATCAGATGTTGAAGGGATTGTCCCGAACTCTGTCCACGACCCTGCCGACCCAAGATTAACAGTTGGGTCTGCTCCGGTAAGAGGCAGATAGTGCAGTAGCGAAGCGGACTGAATATCAAGCGGGGAAGCCCCAGCGTAGAGTTGGTCTAGCTCTGAGGTTGTCAGGTCTGTTGTCCACAGTGCTACATGAGCCAGATACCCGCCAACCCACGGTTGCCTGTTAGATGCGATCCCTGCTTCTGATTTCCCTATGTTTATGAAAGTCGCGGAACTTGGCGTGACGTTTGCCGTGTCGGTGCCTGTTGTGCCGTTCAGGTAAGCGAGACGACTATTCGACGCTGAGAACACACCCGCTGCAAAAACCCAACTTCCGTCTTCGGGGAATGAGTTAGAACCCGTGTCGGCAAATGATGCAGAACTTGATCTTGTTCTCGCTTGTAATGTCGTGGGAGGGGTTTGAGAATTACCACCTTTTCGTATCATCTGGCTGTTGTTGCCATCGTTAGTATTACGGTGCATCGACAGAATGGTTTCATTGACCGATGAGTTACCACTTGTCGTACACCAAGCCATCATTGTCACTGGCGTGTATGACGGAGCCGATGAAAATCTCAAATAATTAGATGTAGAAAATGGTCCGTAGGCTGTTTGGATTTTGCTCCCAATAGTGAACCTGCCCCGCTGTGGAAGGATCAAGGTCATTGCAGTGCCACCACGTCTAAGTGCGAATACTCAGTGCCACCAATGTCAAACACTTCGATGCGGCACAGAAACTCGTCGGTTGAAGTAGTAGTGAAGCTGTCGCCAGTGACCTTGGTGAAGCCACTGGTAGTAATCGCACCAGACGATCCACCGTTAGCGACGAACAAGGACAGAGTGACGGCCTCATTGGATGCGAGTGTCGGGGGTGCCAAAGTGAATGCCCCACCGTTTACGATCTTCTTGTAGTTGCTACCAGCGGCCACGCTTGGTGTGTAGGTGCCGCTGGACTTAGTGCCATCATCGTCTACAGCAGCCGTAAATGCAGCAGTCAACTGGTCAGCGGTGTCTGCCTTGAGGGTGTCAACATCGTAGGCTTGAATGTCTGTACCAATGTTAGCACTGAACGAAGTTCCAGTGAGTGTAAGCCCCGTACCTGCCGTGTAAGTGGTATTCGTATCTGTCGCTGCAATCGTGAAGTTTGGATATGTACCGGTGATGGTTACGTTGCTGCCTTCAGTCAGACTGACTGTCTGATCTGGCGCGGTGTTCGTTACCGTGATAGAACCGGATGAAGTAACAGGCCCGCCGCTAACGCTGATACCTGTGCCAGCGGTGAGGTTGACTGACGTGACCGTTCCGGTGTTTGTAGTGAACCCACTGTCATTCGTGAGTTCACTGATGTTGTCCCCCGGCTGGATAAGATCAGCTTCCGCAGGTGAGATAAACACCACCGCATTGCCGGTCAGGTTGATGGCCGCATCGCTGTTGTTGCTTTCATCAACTGAGCGCGTGAGCGTTGTTCCGGACGCCGTATAGGTGCCGGTTCCAATTTCCCAGTTGTCGCCGTCTTCGATGACATAACGCACGGTTTGACCGTCCGTAATACCGCCATCTGCGAACGTCTGATAACCAGCAACAGCCGAGCCGAGAGTTATAGTCCCGGTCCCGGTCGTCGCCGTCGTTACCTTGACGCGATTAGCAAGCACAGCCATGCGTCACCTATTGTGTTTAAGCTACGGTGAAGGTGAAGATGCCGTTCGCATTCCACACAACTTTGAAGTCGGTGCCGTCGCCTGCCGACTGTGATCCATCGAAGTCGATGAATGCAATCGGCGGATCATCAGTGTCGGTGTCGTTGTAGATGACGCCATACGATGCAGTGATCGAGCCACCGGATGCAGTCCAAGTCACATCATCTGCATCGAACTTGGCATCGTTCGTGGTTACAGTGGTAACAGCCACGTTTGCAAGCGACTGACCGCCAGCGGTATATCCGGTGCCGGTCGTGGCTTCTGTGCCAGTGATGCCAGCAAGCGTGGTGTCTGTTGCGTCGAATGTAGCTGCGGAATACAGCTTCAGCTTGTAGGTATCACCAGCGGCATTAGAACCATCCGCAAACAGCTTTGCCGTGTGATTGTAGAGAGAGATGGTAACGGCCATCAGATTTTACCTTTCAAGAGTTTGGAACGTATCTTACCACGTTTCGGCTTTTCTTCTACAGGCTGCTCAATCTTTTTATTGATTTCGGCTGCACCGATCTCAACGCCGTTCCCGGTTTCAATTGCTCTAGCGGCAACGTGACCAGAAACAATTTCATCAAACTTCAAGCTGATGACTTTTGTGCCATCAATGGCGATCTTGAAGCCGGATGGGTTCGTGATTTTAGCCTGCATATTAAAGCCTCAAATTTTGTTAGGGCGGGAATTGCTCCCCGCCCCAGCCATCATTAGGTGGCGGCGACTGCCGTACCCTTGAAAGTCGTTTCAGCACGGTGTGGCTTGTTCAGGATAGCCACAACAGAAACGTCTGCATTGGTGCCGGTGGTGCCG